TGAGATGTTAACTGTTGTGTAGTCTGGAATACCACCTATTAGTTTGTTACATAGTAGAATTAGAGATTTAGGTTATCCGGGTCTGACTCGAAGCTTCGAGCGGATCTCGGGCTCCTACGATTTAGGACAAGGTTGTGCACTCATTGAATTGATTACAACATTGGACAGAAGTTTGAGGATCCCGTTAGCACGTGCCCTTCTGGCCGTGCCGGTACAAGTCACGTTGTCTGAAGAAGACTGGGTTTCGTACGTTTGCAAAACGTACGCAATGCCGGAAGAATACAACGTGCCTATACCGACTGATGACCGAGATCTTTACCCACTTAAACAACATCCAGGCGCACTCTCAAAAGTTAACATTTTCTGGCGCGACGCATACGAAGACCTAGTAGATAATTACCCCGACATAGCTGTCCTTTGGTCAAGGTACAACGGCTTAACTGTGGGGATGGCAAATGATACAGCCACAGCTTGGATGCTGTGGTTTACGACAGTGGAAAGAATGAGGAAAGGGATAGCACCCAGAATACTTGCTCTATGGAACAACACGGCGGAACTGAAAGACTTAAATCTTTGTGTGAAAGGTTTGGGTCTGTCACAACACCCACTTATGTCTGTAATGGCTGAATTAACAACGCTGGCTGGTCGAATGACTAAATCAGCTGATGTTGAGAATGACATAAGGACACGAATTGATAAAGATGCTTTTTTGAAAGAGAAGGCCGCAGTATTTGAACCCGAGAAGCTAAAGAGGGCGATAGAGGCTGTGATTGACGAAGAAATGGATTGTGCACCTGTTTGGAGAACCCCAGACGACGAATGGAGTCGGCGTTGGGGTTATACCAAGAGTGGTGCGCATGCGAAACGAATTGAAAAAGAAGTGTTTGGACATGTCGTAACAGAAGGTAACGACTTGAACAGGCGAATGTTTGCAGAGGCTGTGACAGAAAACATGATAGGGTATGGCGTACCAATCGTGCTGGCTGGAGTATCACTAAAGCTTGAGACAGGGAAAACACGAGTAATATATGGAGCTGACAGTATCTCATATTTTACGTTCAATTATTTGTTGGGGCCCGTAGAAAGGGCCTGGAATGGAAAACGAGTTCAACTCAACCCAGGTGAATGTGACGTGACCAAGCTGTATAAACGGCTTGGTATGTACGGACACTGGAAATTGATGTTGGACTATGATGACTTCAACAGCCAGCATGAGTTGTGGGCAATGAGCTACGCTGTTGATTACGCAACAAGGAACGCACCTGAGAACATAAGGGCGTGGGCACGTGAAAGTTGGCTAAACACTTTCATTTGTACGAATGGTGATCATGGTGAGCAGGAGCGGCATAAGATAATTGGAACATTGTTGAGTGGCCACCGTGCGACAACGTTTGTGAATTGCATTTTGAATGCTGCGTACATTAGATGTGCAGTGGGTGAATTGTATGGCAAGCTCGAATGGTTGCATACAGGAGATGATATCGTAGCATTGTGCGATGATACTGATGTTGTGAGCCAGGTGCTAGAGCTACTGGCTGAATCACCTTGTAGGCTGAACCCGGCAAAGCAAGG